GAGTTCATGCAGTTGCATGACGGTTGACATCGCATGGCTTGTGTCTGAACTGTATTTCTTCTTTGGGTCCTTAACTGCTTCCTTTGCAACCTTGTCCTTTGCGTCGAAGAACTTCATCACGTCATTCGTGATGCCTTGGACATCCTTGCCCATCTTGATGGCGGCTTGGATGCCTTTGATGGCTCCTTGGGCAACTGCAAAAGCCGTTAGTGGGTCCATGATGCTACTTCTTGCTTTGGCAAATTGTAGTAAGCAGCCTCCCCATTTTTTCTAGCCTTTATTGCATCATCAATAAATTTATAACGACCTAACCATTTGTTTTTTTTGTCTACTTTTATGTAAACATTCCAGCATTCGTCTCTTTTATACCAAGACACGCCAATGTGTCCGCTTGTATTGTGCTTTGGAGTGCTTATATTTTGACAATTTTCAGAGTAACCTACTTCTCTCAAATTACAAAAACGGTTGTCATTCCTTACTCGGTTCATGTGGTCAATGTAAATTTTGGGCATTTCTCCAGTTTCATACAACCAAATTAACCTATGAACTAAATGACTTTTCCCATCTATTTTTACTACAAAATAACCATGCCCATTCAAACCTCCCGCTAACTGACCAACTTTTACATTTCTTCCACGGGCAACTTTCCATCGAAAATCACCAGTTTCTCTGTCATAAGTAAATAAAGACTTAAGGTATTCTTGATTCATTTTTGACCTCCAGCACCCACCGACAGACTCTACCGTCCTTATCTAAAAATTCATTGGCTCCATACTTTTCTTGCGGCAGCACGACACGGCACACCAGCACGATTTTTTGTTCCGTGTTGGGCCAAGGTATCTGTGCTGAAGCAATTGCATCTATCACTTGAATCCGTGGTTCTTTGCGAAGTCAAATAAAAGGTAGCCAAGCCCAATCAATGCAGCCCACACCAAACCTCCCAATGTCTTCTCAATGATGGCCTGTCGCAGTTTAATTGACTGCTCCTGCTTTTCAATGGCAAGTTTGACCCAACGCACCTCATCGTCAGATAAGTTGGACGATGCCTTGATCGCCGCAGCAATGTCGGCAATAAGTTCAGCGCGTTCGGACTGGTTCATGCTAATTGCGCTTGCGTTGGTCGTGCTAGTGTTGGATGGTTCCACTCTTTTATGTAGTCACCATTACCATCGTTTTGCAAAAAGATAGTCCCATTAGCAGGGTCAAAATCAGAAATTTGCAATTCTGGGTATAACAAGTTAATTTTTTTGTAGAGTGTCATGTTATGCGCCCCTTACTAATGCGGCTGAAAAATAAGACGCAGTAGCACCACCAAAGAAAACAGGGGCTGTTCCAGCAAATCTGCCGTAGGCTTGGATGCTATCTGTTGTGCCGTTTAAATAAATAACTTGAGAGGTAGTTGTACCTGCTGTGGAACTACCTGTGACAATTGGCAAAGCTGTTAGTGTGTATGAACTACCATTTTTATAGATATAGTTTAAATAGCTTGAGCCGCTTACAGTGTCAAAAGCTAGTAACGTATGGTTTACTTGGTAGTACCCAGCTACGTTTGGAAGAAAAGAATACGCAGGTATTCCACCCACAGTGCTTCCAGTGTTGTTAAAACAAGAAGCAGTGTCATATACCTCTGTGTTGTAAGTAATAATTTGTACTGAACCAGTTGCGGTTTGATTAGCGGCAATGTACGCACTAAACGCAGGGCCATCTATTGCCACGGTTGCGGTTAATGCCGGAAGCGTAAGAGTGGTAGTTCCAGCCACGGCAGTTGCTTGCACTGTGGTTGTTCCTGAAGTAGAACCGGCAAATTTTGTTGTACCACCAAGCGTGATTGTCTTACCTGATCCAACATTAAGACCAACCGATGTTCCTGTTCCATTCGCAGTAAAGATTGCGTCCACAGAGTCCAGGTCGGTATTGATCTTGGTTCCCCACGTATCAGTACTGGCCCCAACTTCAGGCTTGGTAAGTAATAGGTTTGTCGTCGTTGTATCAGCCATTTTTCACCTCTTATGCGGCCTCTTGCCACGTTGTTGAATTATCTGCAACAGCAGTCCATGTCTCTGACGTATCAGGCACTGGAGTCCAGCTTCCTGATGTATCAGCAACTACAGTCCATGTCTCTGACGTATCAGAAATTGGCGACCAAGTCTCTGACGTATCAGGAACTGCTCCCCATCCGAATCCAATCAATGTTCCTACGGAGCAAGCAGTCTGTACGCCAATTATCGCAATAGATACGCTATTTGTGGCAGAGCCTACGGAACCAGTTCCATCTACCCCAGTAATAGCCTGGAACGAGATGACCTCGGCAAGCATTGTGCCAACAGCACCGGTGGCAGAGTTTCCTGTAACTGCTCGCAGTCTGCTAGTTGCAACTGAACCAACAGAGGTTGTTGACGCATTACCAGTTGCGCCAATGGTCAATACTTCCTGAACACTGCCAACAGACAGAGTTGAGGAGTTGCCTGTAATGGCTTTGGATTGTGATGGGGATAAAGTGCCAATTGCACAGGTAATGGCATTGCCTGTGATGGCAATAGACACAACCATGCTGATCGTGCCGACATTGCCTGTGGCAATCGTCCCGTCCTCTTGAACCGATCTGTTGGTTAGCAGCGTACCAACGGCAGAAGTAGACGAGTTGCCGCTGATGACAACATTGCCTATGCCATAGGCTCCCTTGCCGTAATAGCCTGTGCCGTAAGCAGCCATGCCGCTGCTCCCGTGTTAAGCCAGCCGAATCAGGCCGGTGCTTGCGTCGTTTGTTGGCATGGTCAGGGTGAACGTGCCAGCCGTGACGGTCTGAGAGCCAAAGGTATGAACGCTGACTGCCTTGTTGGATTGGGTTGAGTTGTAGATCAAGACGCAATCAAAGGCTGTGGCGAGGGTCACAGCAGAATAAGAAATGCTTGCGCTGGGGGTGACAAACGCTGTTGTTCCGCTTGTGCTTGGGGGTGTGCCAAACGTCACAGCGACACCTCCAGCCGTGTAGCCAGTACCTGATACCTCGTCAGAGGCTGAGTAGGCTGTTGTGGCTGCATTGACGGTGGCAGATGCCAGGTATAAGGCTGCTTTGAATGAGTCGGCAGTCGTGGCGGCGCGGATAACGCCTGTACCAAAATTGTGATGGCCGACCAACAATTCGCCCTTGAACGAGGTACACATTGCCTGAGTATTTGCCATGATTATCCTAAAGTTTGGGCAACGGCTAGTGTTGCTACGTTGCGTTTCAAAGTCATATCAACGGAACGGTGAACAAGTTCATTGTTCTGCCAGTACTCGACCCACCGAGTTGTCTCGTTCTCGGTGTCAATTATCCCTTCTTTTTTCTCAAGTAGGGAGTCATCAATTTCGCCTTTGGTCGTTGTGATTAGCATTTTTATCCCAGTGTTCTTGCTCGTGCAGTCAGAGAGCCGCCCGATGTTGTGCTTCTGTCATCTGCGAGTTGCAGTTGCTCTATCCCAGCCAAGTACAAGGCAGACCAGACAGAGATACGCGCATCGTCCTGAAGGTAAGGCGCGGCCTGTAGGAGTGAACCGTACAGGTAGATGTCAGGGGATGATGTCAATAGCCAGTTAGTTTCATTGGAACTTGATAACTTATACAACTTTGAGTAGTAGGTTAGTTCGCCTGTATACGATGTATCAGGGGCTGGGACAACGCGAATCTGATTCCCAACAATGCTGAAATAGGCTGGCTTTCCTGCTGCGTTTGTGCGTGATGCCAATATGTCCAATGAGTCTATTGTCTCAAACTGCATTGGAGTGACTGGGTTTGTGTTTAACTTAAAAGACCTTGTCTCTAAGAAGTTTTCAGGGACTGCGCTGTACTCGGTATTGATAAGCGCATCGGCGCGAACAATCATCTGACGTGTGCGCAGGTTGCGTTCGATCTGAGCCTCTGACAGCGAGATGAAGTCAGGAATTGCAGCCGTCAGGTCGGCACGGACAAGCCAGTCCGCTAGTGATGCCTTGAGTTCTGTGTATGTCGAGAGAGCCATTAGGTAGCCTTTTCCTTTTCCTCAAGGTCACGCATGACCCATGTGTGGTCGTGCTTGAATTCAAACGTCCCGATATGTCCAATTTCTTTAGACACATCGTGGTCAATCCATATCTTAAACCCTGCGGCCTGTGCCTTGCGGCAGAAGAAAATATCCTCACCGATGTAGCCACGCTTATCGGTGCGCCAAGGAGTCTCAAACCAAGGCTCTGTCAACGCCTCAAAGACGTTGCGCTTGATGAGCATCACGCCCATCCCAATGCTGCCAACTTCCTCTATGCCTGTAGATTCAGGCATTGTGTAGACCAAATCGCGCTCTCCGTTAGGACCGTAATTCTGAGCCGTTGGGCCTGTAGGCATTCTGCGACGTGCGCAGTTGGTTGCCACGATGTCAAGGTCGTGCTTTAGCAGCCTCTCAATCATGTCCTGCGGGAATGTCATGTCCGAGTCAACGAACAGGATGTGGGTGCAGTTCTCGCGCATCGCGTCAAGGCAAAGGTCTGCTCGTTGGTTTTGGATCAACGTACCCTGCATGATCTTTAAGGAAATTGCGTCTGTGGTGTTCAGTGTGTGGTACGTGACCATGTTGACCATACAAAACGTGTAGTTTGCGTGGACCATGTCACGCGCTGGGGTGCAGACTGCAATGTAATTTGGTTGAACCATTTTTATATATGTTTCCAGTATTTACCTTGACGTATTTGTCTAATCATCACGGGTGAACAATTAAATCTTAGTGCAAGTTTAGAGGTTTTTTCTTCGCTGTACTTTATCTCTTTTGCTTCAAATTCTTTGAGTTTTGACATTCCATGCTTCTCGCCATTTGCCTGTCTTCCTTTAAGAACTTTATCCGTCATGTTGTCTTGCTGCGTACCAATAAAAATATGATCTGGGTTCACGCAAGAACTGATGTCGCAAATATGCAATGCCATCATCCCATCTGGTATCACCCCATATTTGGACTCATAAGAGGCTCTATGGGCAGATAAATTTGAACCCCTTCCAAGACAAGTCATGCCGTATCCACGATGATTGACTTTCTTCATCCATATCCAGCATCCACTTTCAGGTATGCGAACAATTGATCTTTCAATTTTTTCAGATATTGGAATAAGAGGTCTAGCCATCAAACCTCTCCTGGACGGGTTCTAAAGTAACGGTTTTCGGGATCGTTTAGAAATCTCTTCATGTACGCTTGGTCATCAAGTTTTCCCTCTTGTTTTAACTTGAAGTAAATACTCAAAGGAATACTCGCAACCTTGCTCCACTCGCCGTACTTGGAGTGCTTCTCTTGCAGGTTGAAGTCCTGCTTGTTCTCTTCAATGATCGCAGTGATGTCCTGCTTGGTTTCAATGGTCGCCTCATCGGTTTCCGTGTTGTAGTGCCATGTGCGATTGATGCCCAAGGCATCATTGCGATCAAAATTTTTGGATTCAATCATGTAAAAAAGAGCCAGGTTTCCCTGGCCCTTTCCCTTTTTACTTTTAAGAAGTAGTCAAGTCAGCAGCAATGCCGTGGGCAGTTTCTGCCAACACCTTGTGACCGAACTCAACGATCAACATACGCTTCTCAGCGTCACCGGTCTTGGCCAACTCAACTTGTTGGTAAGGACGGAGGACGGTCATCTTTGCGTAATCAGGATCGATCACGAAAGCGTCACGCTCACGCTGGAATCTATTAGGAACGACCTGGACATTTCCGAAGTCACTTACATAAACGTCAGCCGCGCCAACGATGGTGGCAGGACGTGCGCCGCCATCAATGTTGAAACGAGAAGATGCAATGCCGGAGAAGCCGGATACGCGCTGCTTGTTGACAGGACCAACCATCAAGATTTTTGGAGTGCCGCCAGAAGTCCATACTTGCTGGATGACGTTCTTCAAAATTGTCTCAGTGAAGGTACGGACGTTGCCGTCAGTACGTGCGCTGCTTGGAAGGGTTGTGTACGATGGGCTGACACCATTGGTCTGCATATCGACGTTGGTCTTCAGGAACGCTTGCAAGGATGCAGTAGTACGAGCGACAGTAGTGCTACCAGCGGCAGCAACTGCACCGTTCAGAAAACTGAACTCTTGGTCACGCTTCAACTCAGAACCGCGCTTGGCGATCTGATAAGCCAACTCAGAACGACGACCTGCTTTATTTACAGTCTCTTCAGTCGCGGACAAGATGATTGTCTTGCGAGAGATTTGAGCGTAGTTTTGCAGACGGACAGTGGCAGTCACTGCGTCGAACGAAGTAACGTCATCACCCTCCAACTGTGCATTGGTAGCGGCAGCGGCCAATACGTCGGTTTGGTATTCAAACAAACTGTTAGAAACATTCTCACGTCCAATGTTGGACATATAAGGTGTTTCTTCAGGAGAGATGTTTGTAATTACATTGGAAAGGTCTTCACGGATACCCTTGGCAGAGTAGGTGGTAAAGGTGTTAGCAACAATAGCCATTTAAGTGCCTCATTTCAGTAGAAGTTCAATTGCGGCAGCCGCGTCTTGGACGCGACCGGTTTTTGCAAGACGCTTTTGTGCGAGAGCATTCCCAGTTGACTGTGAGACGCGACCTGCTGCACCAGGCTTGGCAGGGCGAGGGCCGTTGTTGACTACCGGTTTGATGTTGCCCCTTTTGGACATCATCTGTTCGTACAGGGCTGCTTTACGCAGAACCGATACGACTCGGTGGTCAAATATGTTCTTCAGTTCATCAGGTGCAAATCCAGCCTTTTGGCCAAACTCGATCAGCATAGACTTCTCGGCTTTTGCCTTCTCTGGATCGCTCCATTGAGGCAGTGCCTTCAGCAACAGGTTCTGCTCATTGGCAAGAAAATGCTGCATCGTCTGTGCTTGCTCCTGCTGTGAAATCTGATTGAGCCGTTGCTGTTCGGATTGAATAGCACGCGCCT